CGCATTACTTAGTGAGTTCTTCGTACTTTTCAACTAGGGTGGGCATGGGTTCTGTAAGAGTAATAATCTTTTCAGAACTAATCATAAATTCGTCTTGACGAGATACATTTAACAACCAGGGTTCTAATGTTCCATCACTCTTTAACAAGAAAGGATTGGTCATTTTACAATCGGGTTCTCCGATGTCTGCTCCTACTTCATCAATCTGAGTTATCAGAATCTGGCCCGTTGTCAGTAGTACTGCTTTGATCGTTTTTTCCATGGTCTACGATGTCCTCGATGTACATTTCTTTTAGTTTGATGGTTGGTTCCACCATAGTCACAACCCAGTCAGAAGGAACAGGGATGGTCTCTTCGGCAGACAGTGGCATCCAAGGGAAGAGAGATACCTCATACCCAGCCTTGCGTCCACGTCCCTCACTTACATCATCAAGAACGTTAGGATCACGCATCTTGATTACGCAAGGTTTGTTGAGATAATATCCAACCACTCGTCGGTCTTCACCTTCTCCATATCCCATCTCTGCCACACTGGCAATCATGTCTTCACCTGATTTCAAGAGCAGTAATTTGATAGTCATAAGTCAGTTTTTCTTCATTTCTATTCTACCAAGAAAAAAGAGGGGCGTCAACTGGATTGTGCCAGTTGCCCCTCTGCGGCGACGATATTCAATAGTATTTAGAACCAGTCTTTCCTCTGATGATGAGTGGGAACAATTCTACCGAGTGTGATACTCAGCAACCCATCCTCAAATTCAACTGATCTAACTTCCGTCTCGTCACTGAGGGTCCATGATCTAGTGAATGATCTTTGAGCCACTCCTCTATGGACGTATTCTGTTCCAGTTTCTCCATCTTCTCTTTGCCCTTCGACAAAGAGTTTTCCGTCTTGCGTGTAGACATTTACTTGCTTTTTCTTAAATCCTGCTAGTGCTAGTTCCAGTCTAGACTCAACATTACTGACTGTCACTAAGTTGTATGGAGGATAGCTAGCAGTTGTTTCGTGAAGATCAAACACCCTGCTAAGGTAATCATCCATACCAATACTATTCCTATTTATCTTCTCAAGCAACTTTGGTAAATCGGCTGCATGAAACTTCTGTAGGTTTCCCATCTTTACTTCTCCTTTGAAAGCGAGATTTGATTGTGTGGACCCCGAAGGCATCCATACTTATTTATAACATAAAAACAAAAAAAGAGGAACGGTATTTACCGAACCTCTTTATAAGGGTTTCCGACTTTTGTAGAGACCGCACGAAAGGTCTCAGTCTTATTTATCAACAATCCTCAATCTGAATCAGACGGTGAGATCTACGGAGAGTCTCATGAGTTTCGTCATTCATTTGAGGAATAACACCTATCACTTTCCAGGGACGTTTGGTTGGAGGTTTGAGATCGATATTGAATCCAGTAGCAGATGCAGTGCGATTTACGATCTCAAAACATTCTTGATATCGCATTTCAATAAATGCCATGAAATCTTTGTATCCCATTTTGATTTTAGAGGGGACTTTCTTTGTGGTATAAAGCACCACATAACAATCTTCGGGGACTTCTTTTGCAATCATACCCCAAAGACGACCCTGATTGGTATTGCTAGGGGCAGCATACACGAAGACTCGTTTCTTTCCAAGTCTAACTTCATCTTCCAGTGCAGCATCTTGAGGCATGTCTGGAGACTTTTTCAAATATGCAAGAACATCGGCACGATCAGGAATCCAAACCGCACGTTGTCCGCCCAGAACAGCATCATAGACTGCTTCTACTAAGTTAGCAACTTCATCTTGTTTGATAAAACGCAGTGCTTCAAATTCATTAAAGAGCAAATCTGCAATTGCAGTTTTATCATGCTCAACACCACCATCAGTAACGGCAGCAACGCTAGCTTCAAACAGGTCACCGGTTTTAGTGGGGCGACTGATGAGGTCATCGTTACCAACAATAGCTTCAGAAAGAGACTGAACAAAAGCAGTTTTAGGATCTTGTTCATCAGGATAGGCAAAGACTGCGACCACGATGAAAGTGCATCCTGCAAGCATCGCAGCACGGATGCGAGTGCGACCATCTTTTACCTTAAATGTAGTATCAACAATAGGAGGGAATGGATCATAGCTCCATCCCTTTGTGTTGAAAGAATATGCAATACCTCTATCAGTATTGCTACGATTACCATCTTCACGAATAGCAAGGTTGATCAACTCTTCGTGAAAGAGATCACCGCCAAACTTATTAAGATCAAGGAAAGCGAACCGAATAAACGTTCCTCGTTTGGAGTGACTCTGAATTTCTTCTTTAGACCATCGATTTTCATACTTGTTCAGATCGATGTCTTGTTTTTGGGGACCAAATCCCTTTCTGACTTTAACAGCCATGTGCGTCTCCTGCTGGGTAGCAATTAATAGTGAAGTCTTGTCCGCTGCAAGCGAGTGCTTCACCTATGTACTTGGATATTATACAGGTTGATCAGTAATCTTGTCAAGGGCCAATCTGTCTCCAAGAACCAGAACCATCAGATCCAACGTCCTCTGATGGGGTCTTTGTTTCCAACCATACCAAGGTTTTTTCTTCCCATCATCATATGGTGGAGTCTGACCAACATGATAGTATTGATCATCGGTGATATCATAAATTTTTTCATTAGTAGTATCAACTAACCACCAGTGTGCTTCATCATGATAATCAATTGCAGTTCTCTGCTCAAGGACATTCGTATCCATCAGATAAAACAGGGCTTGTGAGGAATGGTAGCAGTGGCCAAACATGGGGTTGGTCAAATTCTCCTCACGGTATTTCTTACTAACCATTTCTGGTTTTAGGTTGCTAACAATAAGTCCCATGACCGATTCGATCTCAGTCATGGGATATGGATTATAAGTTAATGTTCTGGTCTGAAATATCTCTTTGTCTTTATAACGATGACGTTCAATAGTTTTCATTCACTTTCTTGTTGCTTACCTTTTTTTCCTATATTATACTTTTGCTCCAGAATCCAATCCGACTTATCCTTATAAGCCAGAACTTTGATTTGATTTAGTGGAGCGATGTCGAGAACTGATTCTTCTTTTACGATGGAGATTAATCCCCAGTCAGCAAGAAGACGTGCAATACGATTGCGTCTCTGTACATCGTTAACAGTAAGGTTAGCATGTTTTCCATCCAGTGCAAAGAGCTCTTTGAAGTGGACGATGTAGTATAAACCTTGCTTATGCAAGATATGACAAGACTGATAGAGTTTCTTTTCCTTACGTGATGCAACTCCGATGCGTGTCAGTGTCTCACGAACTTTTAGGAAGTCATCAGGTTCACTTAGAAGCACCTGCACCATTTGATCTTGTGACCACTGTACCGTTGGTTCAACCATAGTACTCATTTCATTCCTCCAGTATCAAGTCGTTGTTTAATAAAAGTAATCTGTTCTTGTGTAAGAATTTTCAGAGCCTGAGATGCCTTCTCATTACTATAACCATAGTATTGTTTGACACATTCTAAATCCTGGACTTTATCCTTTCGGAGCCAAGGAGAGAACCTCTTTCGTTTCCTCAGACTATTTAGATAAAACGAATATTGCATATCTTTATCAAGAAAGTTATACTTATTCATTTCATTTGCATACATCACACAGTCCATGTGACCAGATAAACAACGATTGATAATATATGGAGGATATTGTTTAACGATATCTGGGTCGTCTTTAATAAGATTTTCCTTATTAAAGTTTATTGAATTTAACCAGTCTTTGAGTTCCATTATCTAATAATTTGAATTTCATCATCGTCAGTCCAGAGTTCGACCTTTGTTCTGAATCTTTCTTCTGCCTTAAGTTTTTCATATCTCTTGGTCGCTTTCTTCTTCCACCAGACAATAATATTCTCAAGGTAGAACTTGTCCCAATTAGGACCACGAACCAATTCATCTTGATTACCAAGAATTACTTCTTTGACATTTGAATATCCATATTCGCAAAAGTAAGTTCTCTTCTTCTGAGTGAGAGACAGTGCGGTTTCTATCACTGAATTGAACTGCTCCAGTTTCTCATCCATCCCATATTCCTTTAGAGAATTACGAGTGATAGAGATCATCTTTGTTTGACGCTTCATCTTCTTGGATGATGCTTTCTTGTCAGTCAAAGGTTGGTTGTTATTCCACACAGTAAACCGATCATGAAGACGATGGAATGCCTCATCATGGAGCAAAGGCAGGAACTTACTCTCAGTCAGTCCCTTATACCTCATGAATGGTTTAAGGCCATCATACTGTGAGGCATCGGTGGTAGACCCGTAGAGAGACGTGGTTTCAAACAGGGCGATGTCCTTCTCAAAGACCTGGTTCAGCGTCTCACGGGCATAGTGTGAGCAGCACAATAACGCAAGGAGTTTACCTCCAAGGTAATTGTATCCAAAGGGTTGAGATGGCACGATCACAAATCCCATGGCTGCATGGCGATTAAAGATTGAAAGGTTAGGTGC